GCTGCCGCCACCGTTCATGGGGCCGCCCGGCGTCCACGCGGTACCTCCAGGCGCTTGCGGCTGGGTGTCCGTCGGCGCCCCGTTCTGCGCCATTTGCTGCCGGTAGGCCTGCAGCCACTGGCCAAGGGCCTGGCCTATCGAGTAGCCGGGAGGCTGTTGCTGGCCCTGCTGCTGTTGGCCCTGCTGCGGCTGTTGCCGCGGGTTGAGGCCGGAGAAGTCGACCAAACCTCCACCGTAGCTGCCAGGGCCGGGACCCTGAACGGCTCCAAAGTCAGGCATCGGCGTTCTCCTCGGCTGCGGCCGGTTCAGGTGCCTTCGGCACTGTGGTGAGCATCTTCTCGATCGAATCGGCGAGTTGCGCGAATGCCTCGAGGCTGCCACGCAGATGACAGGTCACCAGCATGCGCTGGCGTACACCAGGCTTGCCGTTATCGGTCACCGGCACGTGACAAGCCGCCGCCAGTTCTATGCGGCCGGATGAACCAGCAATTCCATATGCTGCGGCGCCGTCAAAGTAGATGACCGGCGCAGTGTCGGAGCCGTGCGCAGTCGGTACTACCTGCGGCTTGGTACCGGATTGCAAGGCCTGCAGCGCCTTGCGCTTGTTCTGGTGTGTGCTCATTCAAAATGGTACCTGGCATGAGATAACTGCAAACGTATTGGGCTTAGTCTGGCTTTGATCAACGGTCACCCCAGTGTGAAACCCCGTGGCCGAGGTACTAAAACTTACCAGTGTCCAGTGGATGGCATCCGTACTTGTAACCAACATCCCAGGACGCACCACCCCAGTCGCATTCTTATACTGAATAATTGACCCCGGCTGCAGGATGATGGTGCCCGGGCACGATACGGCCGCCTGCGCAGTCGTAATAAGCAACGCTAGGATCTTAAACATCACGCTGCCATCCTCATCAGCTCGTCGGTGTAGCGCTTGCCGAGCCAGTGTTCTCCGTCATCGTTCGCGGCTGCGAGGCGCATCAGTGCTGCAGCTCGATCAGTAGCGCGGTGATAGTCGACGCCGAGCACGCCGGGAACAATATCGCCAACGGCCTCGGGCGCATGCTCCTCGACCTCTTGGGCGATGAGGCCAATGCGCGGCATCGGATCGCCGATGTAGCGGTAGCGGTAGACAGTCTGCCCGTCAGCGAGCTCGCCGACAGGCTCGACGTCCTCCTTGACCCTGATGTCGGAAGCCATCTTCATCAAACCTCCGGCCAGGTTCGCGCCAAGGCCTAAAATGTTACCCGAGGCGGTCAGGTTGCCAAGGTCGGCATTGGCATTGGCATTGCCGATGCTCGTGGCAGCTCCGTACCCCATATTGCCCAGGTTGCCGTAGGAGGCATTCAACTGTGTGCCAAGGTTCTGGTAACCACTCGACAACCCGCCCGTGGCAGTCGTGGCAGTGTTCAAGAACGGCATCGCGTTATTGACGGCATTTTGGTACGTAGTCGTGGCCAAGCCTTGATTGAACTTGGATAGATCGAGGAGCGTATTGCCCGAAGATAGGCCGCCGCCCTGGCCTGCAGCTCGCGCTGCCAGGATCGAGTTGTCACCCTGCTGCAGAGCGAACTGGTAACCGGGCGTGGCCGCCAGACTTGCGAGCATGCCTGCACCGCCGCCGGCACCGCCAGGGCCGATGCCGAGAAGGTTCTCGAGATGCGTAGTGCCTGCCCTCCCGGTCTGCAAAAGTTTCTGCCAAGGCTGCATGCCCTGCGCGTAATTGCCGGTTAGGCTCGAGATGCCTTGCTGGTAGAAAGGCGTAGCCGCGCCGACACCGGCATTGATGCCGGCAGTCTGGTCAGCTGCAGCTGCCGTCTGCGCGTTGTTGTTGAAGGCATCGAAGAGGTATGACATTTCAGTTCGCCATCATGATGTTCCAGACGCTTCCATCCGACTGCAGGGCTGCCCACTTGCCGGAAGTCGCCGGTAGGATAGCACTGGATGTTCCCCCCACCAACTGCCCCACGTTCGCGGAAGCGCTGTTTACGAGCTGGTTCACGGACGATCTTAGATAAAGCCACCGCCCCGGGTTCGCCGCCGGCGCTGGCAGCGTAATCGTTATTGTCCCGGCGCCGGTCAGAATAAACGAACTGTCGGTCGGGCCGACGGTGATCGCAGTCAGTGCAGTCGACGAGGCGGCCTTGGTGACCAGCGGCCCAACAGGCAACGCGGTAACCAAGCTATTCAACGTACGCAGCAGACGGTCGAGAGCCGTGAGGTAGTTACGCCAGATCGGCACAGGAGCGCGGCGCTCGTCGACGAACGGCAGGTTCAGACCTGGCAAGGTGGTTAAATTCACGAAGGCTCCGTTGGGTTGTCGCTTTGTGTAGCTTTTAAAAATGCAGTGTAAACCGGATCGCTCATGTCCATACGCCACCGCCGACCCATCACGCCGGTGAGGCCAGTATTTTTCACGCTGACGCGGCCGGTCTTGATAAGGGCTGCGGGGCCGATGTTGCGTAACGCCGGTGCCGACCAGGACGAACCGCCGTCGTTTGACCACGAGATTGCCGCCGTCGGATTGGTGACGTTATTGGGAGGCGCCGTGACATTGGCGATCGTACCGCCACTCGTATAGCCATTCGCAAACACTGAACCGTTGAGCTCGAGATGCGTGGCATCGACAATGTGAACCGTCCACGTGCCATTCGCCTCGACCGTTCCGCCTACGGCGCTGACGACGGTGGTGTCACCTTCATTAAAGCTCAGCGTCTTGCCGAGCAATAGGCGTACAGCACCGCCGGTACCGGATGACGTATTGAGCACGGCCGCAACCGGGCTTTGCCTGGCAGACTGACCGGTACCGCGGGTGAAATGGAAATCGGACCTGGCAACCCGCGTGCGCATCGGAAATTTGTCGACGACACCCGTCTCGATCCGCATCATCATCGGCGCCGCCGTGGTCACAAAGAGGGTCGTGTCCTGCGTAGTCACGTCATTGTAATTCGTATCATCGACGGCAAGGATAGCTCCACTTTGCGTGTCGCCGGTGAGCCAGCTGCCAAAGGCCGGATGTGAGCCGATCGAGCGCCATACGCTTTGACTGCCAGTGACAAGCTGCAGCGAGCTGCGCTCATTCCATTTTCCGGTACCAACGTTGAACTCCCATGCCGTGGTAAACACCGGCGAGGTGACAACAAAGAATTTCTTGCCGGCAAAGATGTACACGTGCGCCGTGATGGTAGCGCCAAGCTGCGAGGCGTTTTCAATCAGGCGGTCGAGATCGGGCGGCGAAATCTTGGTCGGCTGCAGCGTGTTCGGAGGCATATTCCACACGCCGAAATCGTTCGCCACCCAGAATAAGTTGTCGAAGCCGTTCTCCCAGCCGGCGATCGCCCCAGCCTGCAGCAGGCCGGTGGGGATCACCGACGATCGACTGTAGGGAAACGCCGGCGCCGGGAAGGCCTGGTCGGACCATACCTCGCAGGATGCCGTCGTGAAAAAGAACATGTAGCCCTGGTAAGCAATGCCGCGCAGCAGCACCACGTCGGACTTTGCCTGCGCTGTGGCAAATGTAAGCGAGTTCCAGCTCCCGGGAACAATGCTATTGATCGGCGAGGCAAAGATGCGGCCGTCGGCGATGGTCAAAAAGAAGTACGAATCCTGAAATGCCACGCTGTTCGCCGCCGGCACGGCTCCGGACGTATTGAGCGGCGCAGGAGCGCCGACCGGAAGCACGACGCTGAAGGCGCCGTTGTCTGGATCGACGATAATGACATCCGGGTAGGCCAGGTTCGTGTTCTGATTGCGCGCGATGCTCACACGCTTCGAGCCGGCAAGCGCACCGAGAACCGTCACTACGCCGTTGACATCGACGGTGACCACTTGGCCGGCGAAGACGTTGATGGAAAGATTGTTGACGAGCAGGCCGCCGCGGTAACCGGCCTGAGCCGTCATCGCCAACTGCGACAGACCCGGGGACCGACGCCAGACGGTGGCATCCCTAGGTGCCCCGTAACCCTGTTGCGATGGATCTCCCAGCGGCTCGGAATAGCAGTTTATGAGCCTGCCCGCGGATTCCTGGGGATTAGCCCCAGGGAACGAGGACAACGGCACAGGTATCGTAATTGGCGCGCCGATGCCCATCTTGACTTTTTCTCCTACCTGTAGTAAGCTACATCATTGGCAACAGGAGTAGAACACATGACTCACGTTAAGAAAATGATGCTCAGAGGCTGGATAACCAAGCCGTACGTCGAATGCATGGTTGAAGTCGATATCGATCTCGACGCTGTCGCTCAACAACTCGGCGAGCAGGCATTTCGCAACAAATCAAAACGAAGCCACGAAATAGGCGGTTTGGTAAAAGTTCGCGTGCGCCCGACATCTCAGAAATAGTCCGTCTGTAATATTTCCCTCGTCGGCCGGCCGCGATTGATCTGGCGCAAGGACTTCGCGGCCGCGCCGAAACCTACGTCGACACCCTGCACACCACCGAGCCCCTTATTGACCAGCTTGGTGTAGTCGTCGTTGGTCACGCCGAATTTCGTGCAACACTCGCCGGCGACGATATCGGCAAGATCACTAAACCACTCACCGGGAATATTGTTCGGGTCAGGGATGTAGCAGATCTCGAGCGCGGCAAGCTTGCGGAAGATCGAATCGAGCTTCTCGTTGACGTAATTGAAATCCTCGAGATCGGCGACCTGACCGGCAACGAGGACACCAAGATTGGCGAGCGCCTCGTTCACCAGGTCAGTAAAGGTGCGGTAGGCGCCAGGCATCTTTTGATATTTCTAAAGCTTACGCTACGCGCCGGCGCGACTCGATATCAGCACACTCATCGCGGCGCGCCTCAAAGAACGGCATCACATAGGCCATGTCGTCCGCGGACACGCCGCAAGCCCGACGCAAGCTATCCTCGCCGAGCCAGCGCTTGTCCATGGTAACGCTGTTCGTCGACGCGGCTATCCAAGCGATCGCATAGCCGCGCCACTCATCGGGCGAGGTTGGCACGCGCGAGGTAGCCGGCTTCTGCCGCTCCGGCTTGACGCCGTTGATCTCGAACCACGGGTTGCCGGCCAGGACCTGGTAGAGCGGAACCTGCATCTCGCGTCCCTTAGAGCGCGATTCGCCTTCAGCGGTTTCGCGCTTCTCAACGACAAGCTGCTGAACGGTGACGGTGTCTGCCACCTCCACCATCTCGTTGGCGCGAAACAGGACCTTAGCGAACGTCATCTCAACCGGGTCGGTAGGGTCCTGAGGGCGGTAGATAAAAGTTCTAGTGCGAAAGAGTGGGGAGTTCGTGGGCATTCCTTCAGGGAGGTCGTTATTCTCTGTAGCCATCGCTACGAGTTTTTCGCGCTTCGCCTTAGCTGCTGCACGTGCCTTAGCCATACTGGCAACGCGCTTCTGCTTGATCTCTTCCGTTCTGTCCATGAACAGCTCCTAGTAATTGTAAACGGGGTGCCAAAGGCAGGTTAAGCCAAAAAGCACCGCCCACATGCAAACGAGCAGTAGCACGGTCACGTTATTTGGTCACCCAGAGATTTGGGGTGAAGCAGAAGTACAACGTCACCCCGACCACCTGCGTGAACGGAGTACCGGCACCGCCGCCGTTGATCTGATCGGTAGCCTGCGGGTACACGCCGGCCGATAGAGCACCATTAT